TAAGCAACCAGCGCTAACTTGGGATATAACGGGCAAAGGATGTTTAAATATATTGGAGAGTATTATTGCTAACGAGCTGATTGGGGTTAGATTTTATCAAGCAAGCTCTAGTGAAATGTTTGGAAGAAACTATGATGAAAGACCCGTTGACGGAGACTTTGACAGCAAGCTACCTGTGGAAAAATATCAAAATGAAGAAACTAAGTTTATGCCTCAAAGCCCATATGCCATAGCTAAGTGTGCAGCTCATCACTTAACGAGACTTTTCAGGGAAGGATATGGTCTTCATTCTAGTGCTGGCATCTTATTTAACCATGAAGGACCGCGAAGAGGTGAAACATTTGTCACAAGAAAGATTACAAAGTGGATTGGAGATTTCGTAAGAAGCGGACGAGATCCAGAATTTCCAAAGCTGCGTCTAGGTAACTTAGAAGCATTTCGAGATTGGGGGTACGCAGGAGATTACGTGGAAGCGATGTGGATGATGCTACAACAGGATTGTCCGGAGGACTATGTTATCTGCACCGGCGAAACTCATACGATTCGAGAGTTCCTAGACGTAGCATTTAAACGTGTCGGCATTGATGATTGGTCAGACTTTGTTGTTCAAGACCCAGAATTCTATAGACCAGCAGAAGTAGACTACCTTAGAGGAGATTCTACAAAAGCAAATGAAAAGCTAGGGTGGACACCAAAAAATACTTTTGAAGACCTAGTAAAGATGATGGTAGATCACGACACAACATCAGAATGAAAATTTATAAAATCACTATAGACATTTCTCTTGTTATACCAATGCTAAAGCATATAAACCTAAGAGAATACAATAGCGAAAGACCTATTATCTTCGTAGAAGCCGAAGATCCAGATGATGCGTGCTACAAATGCTACCATAAATTCGCAGAGTCAATATTAAAACAGGATAAAAATATGATTAAACAAATTAAGTCGATATTCAATGACATATCAATCAAAAAGATAGACGTGCCATAATGAGAAGAAATTACGACGATCCAGTTTACGCAGAGTGGAGAAAGAGAGTTTTAGCAAGAGATAAGTACTGCTGCCAAATGCCAAACTGCAAAAGAAAGAAAAGCCTACAAGTACACCACATTAGAAAGTGGGCTTCTGCCTCTACACTTAGATTTGAAATAGACAATGGGATTACCCTTTGTTACGGTTGCCATAAAGAGGTTACTAACAACGAAACTTTTTATGAGTCTTTATTCCATCAAATAGTGAGAGAGAAGAATGCCTAAAATACAACCCTTTAAAATAATAAAAGACACTAGAGAGCAAGAGGGGTACACCTTTGAACCCAGCAGTTCTAGATATCATAAATGTGAAGGTATGGTCGTCCGAAAACTAGATACCGGAGACTACAGTCTAGAAGGACTAGAAGACAAGGTATGCGTAGAAAGAAAGGCCAGTGTTGTAGAATTTGCAAACAATATAGGCCACGATAGTATTAGGTTTACAAAAGAAATACAACGGATGAAAGATTTTCCGCATAGATTTATAATATTAGAATTTTCCCTTTCAGACTTAATGAATTTTCCAGAAGGATCTAATATCCCAGAAAGCGACTGGGGCAAACTAAAAGTAACAAACAAATTCATGCTAAAAAAGATAATGGAGTATCAGATGTACGATAACATACACGTCATGTTCTGTGACTCCAAGAAGAACGCAAAGTGGACCGTGTTAAGTATTTTGAAAAGGGTTAACGAACTTTATGAACTGGGAGATTAAAATGCAGCTCAGCGTTGATACTATTTCAGATGTGCATAGCTATGGCCTTGATGTAAAGAATAGAGAAATATATCTACACAGCTATATATGCAATTCAGATGAAGATCCGGGCGTCGAGTATAGAATGACGACAAACTTCTATAAAAACATTAGACTGCTGGACTCTATAAGTAAAGATCCAATAATAATCCACATGCACAGTGTTGGAGGTAACTGGAACGACGGGATGGCAATATTTGACGCAATAGAATTGTGTCAGTCATACGTCACCATCATTGTCTATGGACAAGCAGAGTCTATGAGCAGCATTATACTGCAAGCAGCAGATAAAAGAGTTATGATGCCAAGCTCTTATTTTATGTGTCACTTTGGCTCTAGTGGCTATACAGGAAACTATCTAGATGTTCAAAAAGGTGCTGCGTTCGAGAAAAAACAAGGCGAACTCATGCTAGACATATACTCAGAGTCTTGCCTAAAAGGAAAATATTTTAAAGAACAGTATACTGACATAACACAAGAAAAAATCAAAAACTATCTTAAAAGAAAACTCAAAGATGGCGACTGGTATCTAGATGCAAACGAAGCGGTATACTACGGTTTCGCAGACCTAGTTTTAAACACAAGAAAATTTAATTCGATTAACAGCTTAAAATAATGAATCTAAAAAATATAGACGAAGCATGGTTAAATTTAGACGGAGTCAAAGAGTCAGACCTCATAAATCCGTTTGACCTAGTTAAATTCAATGAAGACGACGTACAGTACAGAATACTTTGGCTTATGACAAGACCAGAGTATTTCTCTTTTCTATGCAAGCACATATTTAATATTAACATTTTACCTTCACAGGCATTGTTCTTATGTGAGATGTGGAACAGAAGATTCCCTATGCTCATAGCCAGTCGAGGCTTTGGTAAATCCTTCATGCTTTCTCTGTATGCTATGATTAGAGCATTGATACTCCCTGAAAGAAAAGTTGTTATTGTGGGTGCGGCGTTTAGGCAATCAAAAGTCCTTTTTGAGTATATGGAAACAATATGGAATAACGCGCCAATACTAAGGAGTATGTGTGATGCAAGCAGTGGGCCAAGACGAGATGTTGATCGTTGTGTTATGCGTATCAATAAGTCTCGCGTCACTTGCCTCCCTCTTGGTGACGGACAAAAAATTAGAGGTCAGAGAGCTAATGATATTATTAGCGATGAGTTCGCTTCCATTCCTAGGGATATCTTTGAAACAGTTGTCGCTGGTTTTGCTGCTGTTAGCTCTGATCCTATAGAGAACGTAAAAAAAATAGCAGCTAAAAAGAAAGCAGCGGAATTAGGGATAGAGCTTGAGGAAGACAACAACGGCGTGCTAGAGAAAAAGAACAACCAAATTATCCTTAGCGGTACTGCCTACTATGACTTCAACCATTTTGCCGAGTATTGGAAAAAATGGAAATCCATAATCAAAAGCCAAGGCAAGGAAAACAGACTTAGGGAGATATTTGGAGAAGACCCACCAAAGGATTTCAACTGGAAAGACTACTCGATCATCAGAGTCCCTTACGAGCTTCTACCAGAAGGCTTTATGGACGCCTCACAGGTCGCCAGATCGAAGGCGACGGTTCATGCTGGAATATATCAGATGGAGTTTGGAGCGTGCTTTACACGCGATTCTCAGGGTTTTTTCAAGCGTACTTTGATAGAGAGTTGTGTCACCAGCGACGATGGTAAGATAAAAGACTCTAACGGAAAACAAATATGCTTTCAAGCTCAACTTAGAGGCGATAAGGACAAAAGATATATTTTTGGCGTTGACCCAGCTTCTGAAGTAGATAACTTTAGTATTGTTGTAATTGAAGTCAATTCCGATCATAGACGTATAGTCCATTGCTGGACTACAAATAGAGAGCAACACAAAGAAAAGGTCAAAAGCGGATATTCTAAAGAGAGCGATTTTTATGCCTATTGTGCTAGAAAAATCAGAGACTTAATGAGGATCTTTCCCTGTGTTCACATTGCGATGGACGCTGGCGGTGGCGGCATTGCGGTTATGGAATCCCTACACGATAACGATAAAATACAAGAGGGTGAACTTCCAATATGGCCAGTGATAGATGAAGACAAAGCGAAAGATACTGATGATCATAGAGGTTTACATATCCTTGAAATGTGTCAGTTTTCAAGGTATGACTGGCTAGCTGAAGCAAATCACGGCTTAAGAAAAGACCTTGAAGACAAGGCGTTGCTTTTTCCAATGTTTGACACCATAAGCTTAGGTATTGCAAATGCTGAAGACGGCCTAAAAGGTCGAACTTACGATACCCTCGAACAATGCGTCATGGAACTAGAAGACCTGAAAGACGAACTTACCATGATACAGATTACGCAGACGGCTACAGGCAGAGATAAATGGGATACGCCAGAGACGGTTATCGGGACAGGAAAGAAGGGTAAACTAAGAAAAGACCGCTATTCTTCTTTGCTGATGGCTAATATGGCAGCTAGGACGCTTGCCAGAATACCACCTCCAGCAGAATACAATTTCTATGGCGGGTTTGCTACAGTCGAAAAGACCGACGCTAACGGGGAAGACTACTCTGGTCCCAACTGGTTTACTGATAATATGAAAAACCTTTACTGATCTGTGTATAATACAATAGCAATTATATTACAATCAAATTACTTTTCAGGCGACCTAAAATATGTCACAAGAAGACTCCTTTATAACGTGGAACGATACAGACCAGACCAGTAAAGCTAAGGCTTTTGATCAATTTTCAGAATCCTTAGATTCTTATGATGGTATTTCTAAAGGTTACCACAGGGACTTCCTAGATATCGAGCCTAATAGGTCCGTAAGGCCACAATTTGGTCCCAATGATTACTATGCTTTCAGACCTAACGAAGCTACGCCTAGAAAACAGAAAAGAGCAATAAAGCTATGTATGGATGCATACGAAAAAGTAGGCATCGTAAGAAATATTATAGATCTCATGGGAGACTTTGGCTGTCAGGGAATCAATATCGCGCATGAAAGCAGAAGCGTTGAAAAGTTCTATAAGCAATGGTTTAAAAAAGTAGAAGGTAAAGAGAGGTCAGAAAGATTCCTAAACAATCTCTATAAGACTGGTCAGGTTTTTGTATATAGAAGCTACGCTAACATAACCCCTGAGATTAAAAAGTATATGAGATCTATGGCCAACGACATTAGGCTAGAATTACCCATATCCGAACAAAACGTAGTGCCTTGGAGATATAACTTCTTCAACCCTTTAAATCTAGATATGAAAGATGGCGCAATCAGCCTTTTTCTAGGAAGAAAGAATTTCCAACTATCACCAAATACGTTTTTTGACAATTTCAAAGATGGCGCTGTTCCAGCTAGAATAATGGAAACCTTGCCACCCTCAATAAAAAATGCTGTAAAGTCTGGACAAAGAAAAATAGATCTAGACCCAGAAAGACTAAGTGTATTTTACTACAAAAAAGACGATTGGCAGCAGTGGGCATACCCTCTTACATACGCTATCCTAGATGATATCATCATGCTGGAAAAGATGAAGCTGGCCGACCTTTCCGCCCTAGATGGAGCCATCTCTAATATTAGACTTTGGACCGTAGGTAGTTTAGACCATAAGATATTACCAAATAAGGCCGTAATAAACAAACTTAGAAATATCCTAGCCAGCAATGTTGGCGGGGGTACTATGGAACTTGTTTGGGGTCCAGAGTTATCATATACTGAGTCAAACAGTCAGGTATACAAGTTCTTAGGTTCTGAAAAGTATCAATCTGTACTAAATAGCATTTATGCAGGCCTAGGCGTACCACCAACTCTTACCGGTATAGCTGGTCAAAGTGGCGGATTTACTAACAATTTTATATCACTAAAAACACTTGTTGAGAGACTACAGTACGGCAGAGACCAACTTACCAAGTTTTGGGAAAAAGAAATAGAGCATGTAAGAAAGTCAATGGGCTTTAGAAAGCCTGCACACGTTGTTTACGACCAAATGAGTCTGTCTGACGAATCTTCTGAGAAGCAGCTTTTAATCCAACTTGCAGATAGAGATATTATATCCCACGAAACCGTGCTAGAAAGATTCAAAGAAATACCAGCAGTTGAGAAGGTTAGACTACAAAGAGAAGGCGGAGACAGAGAGGTTGATAGGATTCCACCTAAAGCAAGTCCATTCCACAACGCTAACCAAAAGCTAGACTTAGAAAAAATGGAAAAACAGACAGAGCTTAACGATAAAAAGGAAGAATCTCAATCTCCACAATCCCAAAAACCAATGACCAATGAAGAGGGAAGACCCCTATTTAGGACAGATGAAGAACCTAGAAAACAAAGGGTAGATACTCCAAAGTCTAAGCCCGGAGTTGCAGAGCTTTTCGTCTGGGCGTCTTTAGCCTTTGAGAACCTAAACGTCCTTTCCGAAGGATACCTAGCCTCAAAACAAAAAGGCGATATGAGACAGTTGACTAAGGATGAGTCCAAGGAACTGGAAAATCTTAAGCTATACGCTTTCTTAAACCTGAAACCAATGTCTACGGTAACAAACGCCTCCATACACCAAGCAGTGGTAGCAAAAACAAGTGCTTTGTTCGCAGAATTTCAAAATATTAGATCCTCAACGTCTAATTTACAGGATTATAAAAACCACGTCTTAGCTAAGTATGTCGAGCATATTTCACGGTAAAATACACATTTCTACATTTTTTTTATTTTTTTGTGTATAATCTTCTGAGGTAAAATTATGACAATAAAAATATACCAAAGAGAAATAGAAGACGGGGTTGGCGAGCTTGTAAAAAGCACCGCTAGCGTTGCCTATTGCTCTGAGGCAACTTTACATAAAGGAACTGTCGCAACAGCAAAAGAAATCATTGCTGACGAAGAAGTTCTAAGTAAAGTTATGGCAGAAAATAAAGATCAAATAGATCTATATTATCTAGAATCGGTACTAGTCTCTTGCGGCTGGAATAAGAACGATGACGTTTTTATGCCGCAGGCTACTTGGGCTGCTAGAAACACACCGGAAGACAAGCAATTCAACTTTATGCACGATGAAAATGATATCATCGGTCATATAACCGGTAGTTATGTCTTAACAAAAGATGGTAAAGCCGTGGCAGATGGCGATAATCAGCCCGAAGACTTTGACATTATAACACAAGCTGTCCTCTACAACAGTTGGACCGGTGCTGAAAATCAAGAGAGAATGAAGAAAATTATAGCTGAAATCGAAGAAGGCAAATGGTACGTTTCAATGGAATGCCTGTTTGCCGGTTTTGATTATGCTCTAATTGGGGAAGAAGGAAGTGCCAAGGTTCTTGCTAGGGATGAAGAGTCCGCTTTTCTAACCAAGCACCTTAGAGCTTATGGCGGAACAGGTGAATATCAAGGTTACAAAGTAGGTAGAGCATTAAGAAATATATCTTTTTCAGGTAAAGGTTTAGTTGCTAAGCCCGCTAACCCAAGAAGTATAATTATTAAATCTGTCGCATTTGAAATAGACCACAATTCTAATTTTCATATAGGAGAATTTACTATGGCTGATAACCTTTTAGAGAAGCAGATTGAAGACGTTCGTGCTGAACTTGCTTCTGCAAAGGCAGAAAATCAAGCTATCAAGGCCAAAATTGAAGAAGCGAAAGACAAAGAATTTGCTTCTCGTGTCGAGGCTTTTGAAAGCACAATCGAAGAAAAAGATTCTAGCATTGCTGAACTAGAAGAAAGCATTAAGAGCACTCAAGCTCGTGTTGCTGAACTAGAAGATGCACTTGCTAAATCCAATGACGAACTTTCTATTGCTATGAAAGAAATGGAAGAGCAAAAGAAAAAAGCACAGGTGGAAAAAAGAAAGGCCGCACTAGCTGAGGCGGGCCTTGATGAGGAAGAAATCGAAGATTCTCTAGCTAGCTTCGACGCTCTGGCTGACGAAGCTTTTGAGTCTGTTATTGCCCTTATGAAAAAGAAGGCAAAGAAAGACGAGAAAGATGAAGAAGCTGAAGCTGCATTGCCTCCAGCACTTAAGGAAGCAATCGAAAAGAAAAAGAAAGAGAAAGAAGAAAAAGACGCTAAAGCAGAAGAAGAAGCTGAAGCTGAAATTTATCAGGAAGACTTTGAGGAAGTCCAAACGTCAGAAGCTGCTTTGGTTGAAACCGAAGTTGAAGACGAAATGGAAACTACCAGAGCTAGCGTTGCTAACTGGTTCGAGAATCACGTACTTAACAAGTAATTTAACAGGAGATTTTAATCATGGCTCTTAAAGCAGATAGATATGAAGAATCGACCGACATTAGCTTCTTCTACAATGGTGCCGCAGTTTCCCGTGGTGGCGTTGTTGTTTTAGCTGATCTCGGACTCGCTTCCGGTGCAGCATTGGATCAAGGCGAAAACCTTGTAGTATACAAGAAGGCCACAAACGCTGATGTTCCAGTCGGTGTCCTTCTTAATGATGTTGTTAACAAAGACCTTACCAGAACTCACCTTAATCAATATAAGGATGAAGTTCAAAAGGGCGGCAAAGTAACAGTTCTTACCCGAGGTTGGGTTGTAACAAATATGATCGACGGCACACCAAAAGCTGGAGATCTTGCCTTTACATCTCACGAAAACATTTCAGCTCACACAGCAGGCAATATTTGCACCGCTGCTGAAATGACTGGAGCTTCTGGTGAACTTTGCGTTGGCCGCTTTATGTCTCGTAAAGACGCAGACGGTTACGCTAAAGTCTACGTTAACCTTCCAAACACCTACGGCACCTAATTCGCCCTAACCTAAAGGAGATATTAATATGTCACTTACAGAAAGACCTAGCGATGAATTTATTTCATTGCTTAAGAAATCGGGCGATAGCGATCAAAATGTCGCATATGCTGCCCAGAGAGAGTTTGCTAAGGCGCTTGAACTTCCTTTGCGTAAAGGTGTTCTCGTTGGAAATATTCTTGGTAATATCTTTGAAACGATCAATGTTGAGCCGGGAGCCTCTACTGAGTATCCTCTTGACTTGATCTCTCCGGGACTTGAAGGTGAGCACGTTGCTTACACTAATCCCGGTCATGGTCGCGTACCAGAACGTGCGGTCGAAAGCGACTATGTCATGATTCCAACCTATAGCATCACTAGTAGCATTGACTACTTGCTTCGTTATGCTAGAGAAGCTCGTTGGGATATTGTTGGCCGCGCTATGCAAGTGCTTGAAGCTGGCTTCGTCAAAAAGATGAACGACGATGGATGGCACACCATTCTGGCCGCTGGTGTTGATAGAAACATCTTGGTTTACGATGGTGACGCAACAGCCGGTATGTTCAGCAAGAGATTGGTATCATTGATGCAGACTGTTATGCGCAGAAACGCTGGCGGTAACACTGGATCTGCCAATCGCGGTCGCCTGACCGACCTTTACGTATCTCCAGAAGCTTTGGAAGATGTACGTAACTGGGGTCTTGATCAGGTTGACGAAGTAACCCGTAGAGAAATCTACACCGCTACTGAAGGTGGCGCTCCAATCACTCGTATCTTTGGCGTGAACTTGCACGACCTAGACGAGCTTGGAGAAGGCCAAGAATACCAGACTTTCTTCTCGAATGGTCTTGGTGGTAGCGTTCAGGGTTCTGACCTTGAATTGGTAGTTGGTATTGATCAGGGAGCTAACGACAGCTTCATCATGCCAATGAAGCAGAATGTAGAGATCTTTGAAGATCCTACGCTTCATCGTCAGCAAAGAGCTGGCTACTACGGGTTCGCTGAACTTGGATTTGGTGTTCTTGATAATAGACGTGTCATTCTTGGCTCATTCTAGTATATAAGTCGCTAATCGTTAAGCAAGAAGAGTCACTTCCATTTCTTTGGGAGTGGCTCTTTTTTGTGTATAATACTATATAATCGCAATCTCTTTTTAGGACTTTACTAGGAGTTTTTAACATGGCAGCTTTATCAGATTACCTTGAATCTGGGCTTTTACATCACATTTTCAGGGGTCAATCGTTTCCAAAGCCAACCAATATTGCCGTAGCTCTATGTAGTGGTGTTCCCAGCGATACAAATACTGGAAACTCACACTACCAAAAAGGTGGAGCTTACGACGCCACTTACCTACCAGAGTTACCTTCTGGTGACGCAAACGGCAACGATACTGGCTACAGACGACTAAACCTTGGACCGCCAAGCAGCGAAGGGAATAGTGTTTGGATTTATGACGCAGACGATCACGCCCAAGGTAGTGGTCTTATCAAAAACAACGCATCCTTAACTTTTGATGTTGGAGATGGCTCCGCAGCACTAGTTGACTGGGGATGGGTCTCAGGCATTGCAATCGTAGATTCTGGTGAATATGGAACTGGAAACGTATTAATGCACGCAGCTCTAGATAACCCAAGAGTTATTTATACTGGAGATACTGTTAAGTTCGATGTATCAACGTTGCAAATAAGCTTTAAATAATAAAGGTATTCTTAAATGATCTTATCTAAGTCGGCTTATCTGACCAAAATTGACGGTCTTTTACCGGACAATTCCACTCAACAGATTTCTCCACAGGATCTAAGAGAAAGCCTTGTTGACTTAGTAGATTCTGTCCATCTATTTTTAGATGGCCAAAAAATAAATGCTTCTAACTTCTCTTCTCCCGATGTGAGAACTACTATTGGTGGAGATTATGCGTTAGAAAAAATAAACCTCGTCAATAGAGTCAGCGTAGACAATACGGCGTTTGGATACTACGCTTTAGGCGCAAACTACGCAAGTAGTGGCAATACAGCTTTAGGTTCATATGCCCTAGGCTGTAACCTGCAAGGTACACATAACGTAGCGGTAGGTTTTAATGCCCTAGGGGGAAATGTCAACGGCTCTGGAAATATAGGTGTTGGCAACTTCTCCTTACTCTCCAACAAGCACGGCGACTACAATATTGCCATAGGTCACGGTGCTGGCTACTTTGTGCTACCAGATCAAGATCTCAAGTTTATTGTAGGGTCTTATCCGGGTTTCGATCAAGAGCACACTTGCGATATTGACGCTGGGGTTGGGAATAGACCTTTACTTCACGGAACGCTTGACACATTAAAGCTGGGTGTAGCCGTAACTAGCACCCACGCGGACGGCGGATCACTTCAAGTTTCTGGAGATATAACACCTTTCATAAGCGGTGAAAGCAATTTAGGTATATCCAAATTTGCATTCAACTCCGTCAATGAAGTCGTATATTTCTCTGGAGGTAAAGTTGGCATCGACACAAATGAGCCTTCTGGAAATCAAGGTATAATGACTGTCAAGGGGCATGTTGTACCCCATGAAAGCCAAATCTACTCTCTGGGGCATGACCAACTAAGATGGGACGGCTGGTTCAACGACGTACATATTACCGGCCAACTACACGCAAATGATGTAAACTATAATAACATTAACGAATGTCTCTATGACTGCAAAACTCTACATCTCGCAACGAGCGGATTTTGCGATCCAGATGATCTAGGTTTTCACAACGACACGCTCTGTGGTTACCTAAGCGATGAATCAATAGATGGAGGCGGTTTTGAAATACATTCCAGCGGAGCTGACTATCAAAGAAATTACTTCTTCCTATTCAGACACCCAGATACAACGTTAAAATCTTGTGCTTTAGAGGAAGACACTAATTATTCTAGAGCTAGATGGCAGTCAAACATATCCTTAGAAGTCCTTCCGGGTAGACATCTTCAAACAGACAGAGTCTTAGGCCCAAGAGACTCGCTATCTCTAGTAACTCAAAGCGGATGTTTTGGCCTATCATTAAAAACAAATTTTGCTGACAGTGGAAATCAATTAGATTTTGGCCCGATAGGTATATCCGACAGCGGCTTTTGCGACAAGGATTTTAACTTCTTCTCCCCTTCAGGCCACGTCTTATTACCTGATGGAAATATAAGCGGTTATGACGTTTCTGTATTATTCGGAAGTGTTGATTCAGGAGTCAAGGTATCTCAAGATTTTTCCTCTAGAATAAAATCATGCAGTACCGTTCGTGGTTTTAGCTGGGTATACCATGATGAAATTGACAAACCAGCAAGTACCTGTGATAATAATTAACTTTACAACTAAGCCCGCTAGGATAATATAAAAGGTATATTAGATGAAAGATAGATTTTCACTTCACGTAAATGATGGCCAGCCTCAAATACTGGAAGCATTTACCGTTATGAGGAACGGGTTTACCACTTCTCGTGAAGGCTTGGTAGGTATTACAAGCATCACCCATGCTGAGAACCAACCCCCTATCATTCCGGAGACTATTTTTAACGTACAGTCTGACGGTCAGTCTGACATTAGATTTTCCGCTGTAGGCCTAGCAAAAAGCAGCATACAACTGCTTGGCAACGGAAATATAAAGTCTTCCGGATTAGTCATAACATACGATCCGGTTTTTACAAAAATAGATTTTTCTTCTCTAACGCCAGACAATTGTGACGGTATAGAGACTGGCTTTTTAACGGTAAGTAGTAACAATTTTGTTGGTATCGGCACTCCAAAACATAACGACACGCCTAAATTTGTGCCCAACTCTCCTTTGACCATTTGGCACAGCGGCACACCAAACAGTGGAACAATAGCGTTAAAAGAACAACAGACATCCCCAGACGCTACATCCACATTCGGAAAAATCTTTATCAAGCCAGACCTGCTATGTAACAATAGGCAAAGTTTATTTTTCTTAGATGAGACTGGCGAAGAATTTAATATTTCTCACCCTTCAGGTTCTGTAAAGACAGATGATAACCAAAATACCTTTGCCGGTATACTTGCTCCTAAGTCTTCTTTCGGATGTCTCGACAACAACTCGTTAAGCTGCAATACTCTCTACGGTTTTGCCGCTGGGTACAAGCTAAATTCAGCCTCTAAGAACACGCTAATTGGATGTCATGCAGGCAGCGGCATAACAAATGGCAATTTCAACACTATCATTGGCGCAGACAACCTTACGCACCACAGCGCATCCAACATGATTGTCTTGGGATATGACAACTTTACTCCTTCTAACCCTATCGACGGAGAGAACCTTGCCGCCGGTACAGCGTTTAATAACAATATCTTCATAGGTACAGGCCTCGCCAAAGATTTCGATATTCCTGCATATACCATGTTAATCGGATATGGTGATAAACCTGTTATTGAAGCAGGGCTTGGTTTTGCGTCCGAAAGATTTCTGAGTGTAAATGCGGAAGGCGAAAACAGAGCTAGATTTAGTGTCAAAGGCGATAATTTCCGCACTGACATAACAGATACATTAGAAAACAGAGACGAAGTTTGGAACCCAATAAACGCTTCCGAAATTGGCATCATTGAGTTCAGAGACACACAATCTTCCCTACAGAATAAAGGTATGGCATCATTAAGGTTTGCAAACCGCTTTGGGGATAGCCAAACTCTTGTAGATTTTGTTCCTAGTGGTAACATACCAAATCCAAACCCTTCATACACACTACCCCTAAGCCCAACACCATACGTTTCCATTAGCGGGGATTTACTTGTAAATGGATGTATTAGATTTGCTGACGAATCTACACTGTGTGGAGCTTTAGACTATAATCTATTTGGAGACTCAGGTATTGACAAGAGGGTTGAATCCACAAGAACCACCTTCGTTTTAGATTACACAAACTTAGATTTTGCCTCAAATATCACTCCAAGTATTGACGCAGGATTAAGCTACCTAGCATTAGAGGTTCCCTCCGGTGATGAAAGACTAGTTGGCAAAATAAGTATAGAGGGATTAGCTTCGTATGTGTCTAGTGGCTATGCGGCAGTCGCTGAAAACTGTAACTTCGTATGGTCAGATATTGAATCTGAATCTAGAATTGACATTGTAAATAACTCAGGAGCAGTATTTATAGGCTGTGAGGTTGGTGTTGAGTCAACAGGATGGAAAAATAGCATATTCATTGGCTCCCAAGCTGGGGCATTTAGCACTGTGTCAAACACAGACTTAGCTACCGACACAGCCCCAATCTTTATTGGTTACCAAGCGGGTTACGATTCAGACGACTTAGACAACACTATTGCTATAGGTACTGCTGCTGGTAAAAATGCTGATGAGTCCGCTGATTCTATATTCATAGGCTCCAGTGCTGGACTGAACGCTTCCGGTAATAGAAATTCGATAGGTATTGGTGAAAACGCCCTTAATGGGCTAGATACTCCGGGTCACGACTCACTAGGCGGAAATAGAAATATAGAAATAGTCACGGGTCTTGATAATGACTCAAGACTCATGTACTCTAGTGGTCACCTAAATGACAGGATAAACATACAGAATGTCATAGCTGGGGACACTAGCACTAAAATGATTAGCTTTGGAGATGCTAGAATATCACCATCCATACCTGTTGAATCAAGAAGGGATGTAATCTATACAGAGCACGCAAATCAAGATTACATTCACGGATTCTTTAATAACAACGCTCAGGTTGGAGCCGTTGACTCTTCCGGCGATTACAGACTTAAGCTTTTATCAGACGGCGGAATGGAGGCATGGTTTGGTCATTACGAAGGCTTTATGACTCAGGGCGTCGGTGCTCCTACTAGCTACACCAACCCAACCAGTGGCCTAATGAGGTGCCAAACAGAGAGAAATAGTTTTGGTGCAGACGGTTTAATCTGGGTCACAAATAGAGATCCTAAGCTTGAGATTCATGGCCCCGGATCTGATGGTGGTGCGGCCTTTGTCATAACAGCTAGGGTCAATGGCGAAAACAGGCCGATGTACGTAAGCTGCTCCGGTGACGGCTCTTAAATTAGGATTTTAATATGACTCAATGTTGCCATTGCGTAGGCACTCCTCCTCCACCACCACTAGGCGCTTGCTGTTTTGAATGCGATACACCTAGATCTTGCGTAGATGGTATATCGGAAGGCGATTGCCTATCTAAACCCTGTGGAGTTTTCTATCCTAGTCAGACATGTAGCCAAGTTGACTGTGACCTAACCTGCTTCACAGAAGACTCTATTGTTTACACTACCAGTGGTCCTAAAAAAATATCAGACGTTCAAGTAGGAGAAAAGGTAAGAACAACTTGGGACAACTGGAATACCGTTTTACATATTGAAAAAACAAAACTTGGTTCCAGACGCCTTGTTTCAATTAACGGTAGCGACTTCTTCTTTACTGATGATCACCCCATCTGGACATCTCGCGGGTTTAAGTCTTGTGATTTTGAATCCTCACGGTTAAGATACAGCCACGTTGAATTTATAGGCAATTTAAGTGTAGGAGACATAATCCATACACCCAAAGGTGCTATTGAAGTAGAATCAATAGAGTTCAAGTTACAGGATAAAGACACAGAGCTTTTCGACTTAGGATTAGATGGTAATAATTTATATTATGTAAATGACTTTCTTTTTCACAACTGTAGTTATGCTAAAATATGCTGCCAGAGAATTACTCCGGAAGATGGCTTTGGCGGTTTTAGACATGTAGAAGCTGGATGGCCATTTACTCCCCATAACCTAAAGGGAGAAACCGCGTGCTGTCATCCATGTACCGCAGGATTTCAAGACCTTATTCACAAGGAATTTGGTATATGCATTGACTCCCGAGATTGTCAAGGTGAAACCCAAACAGACCCGATTACCGGCAAAAAGATACCAATATCTGACGAGGAGTGCTGCCGTCGCATAGGTCGCGGAGAGATACCCGGCTCATTTACTGCTCCTCAGAAAGATAAGTTGAAGACTACCAATCTGACTATTGGTATAAAGAACTGTTCAGAAGCTGAGTCACCTTGCGGACCCTGCCTCACGACTACAACCACTACAACCACCACTACTACGACAACAACTACCACCACTACGCCAGAGCCACCCGGATGTTGTATTGATGGAGTATGCTATCCCTTTGAAGAACAAGATTGTCTTAATCGCGGTGGACACCCAATGAATCTACCCTGCTCGAAGTTGCCAGACGACGCTTGCGAGCCGTGTTGCTGTCCAGAGTCAGTATCGATTGACATGGAATTTGATTTAGAATACTGTTGTGATGAAATAAAAGGAACAGACAAGTTTATAGCCAATGCATTCGTGCTGAACGATAGGTGTGATGTAAATAAAACAGTCACCTATACAGACGAAGGTAACTGGGGAAACCATGAAGATTGCAAGCCTGATGGTAACCCGCTGTGGAATGGCACACTGTTCTGCGATCCGGCTGCTCCGGGAAGATCAAAAATTAAATGGTCTGGAGATGTTGAAAGTTGCGGAGGACTTGTACTTGAACTTGATTCCAGCGAAAGCAATTGCGAAAAGCATCCAAATCTAGTTCAAAAAGAAGAAGATCCACCCCTTGACTGCGAGCCGATTATAGATTGCTACTGTGATGACTGCCCTACAACTACTACCACAACAACTACTACAACTGAAGCTCCATGTGAAGACTGCGAAATATACTGTCCGGGCGCTGGAGGAGGTGTAGGCAACCCAGAAGATCCCCCTGTATGGACAGAAAGATCTGACGGAAAGAAATGCCCACCGGGATTTGACCCACCTCTTGGTTGCGGTTGCATAGTGCTAGAGGGAGAACACGCTGGAGCCGAGGTAGGACAACCCTGCGGCGACGTGTTTATTGACACAATACAAGGGGAATGCGAAGAACCAAATGGCATATGCTGTGTTTGCAAAGACGATAAAGTCACAATGTGTTGCTTTACAGCAACAGAGAAGCAGTGCAAGGATCTTGCTCAAGAAAGCGGGAATGAGTTTTTAGGTTGGCACACCCCTATTCCAGCCGACTGGGATCGAGATGCCGTGAACCCAGATGGAGATAAATTGGGAGACGCATACTGCAAAAATAAGCACCCTGATGCATGTGTAACGACTACTACCACCACAACTACAACTCCCTGCCCCTGCCCTTGTCCCGATAAACTCGATGGCAGATTACTTGACATTAGAATTGGTGGTGATTGTGAATATAAACTAGAGATAAGCGCAAGTGACTTAGAAGCCCAGCCAAATGGTGGTGGGTGCGATGGAACTTACACTTACGAAGATGCTGGCGAATTTGACTGCGGTGATCCCGTAGCTCTTGACAATACATATAACATAGAGATAAAATGCGATTCCAGTAAGGATGAAGACGATCCCGGCAGGTGGACTGGAGAGTTTTCTGTATGCGGCTGGGAAGATGGTAAGCTACCAGAAGACTCTAATAACCCAGACAATGTTGGAGCCACTTGTGAAAAACCTCCCATTTGGGTTGCAGATAAGTTAATCGATC